CTGGTAGTCTTTTTACTCCGTGAAATTCCCCCAGTCTGTCTAAAGCCTCACCAGTTGCAAATGCTAAGAGGTTTTGGTTTGCTGTGTGGTTGATGTCGTTTTTTAATACTACTATTTCGTAAACAATAGCTGATAAAAGTAGATTTAAAGGATCTGCTTGATGAATAGCTCTATCTAAAGTAGCTTCTAATCTTTTTAGACTTTCCCTATAAATAAGGTCTGGATTTGTTTCTGCAAAATCTATCATAGTGTTTATAGTTTAGAGTCAGGGAAATGGTTAAAGGGGTCTGATAGGGCTGGATAGGGAATTAAGAGTTGAAGTTTGACCTTTCTCTTGCAAATTCTATAACTGAGGCTCTTGGTATTTTCCATTCTCTATCTGTCATTATCGCTGATAAATGTCCACGATGTATCCACTTGCGAACTGTTTTAACAGAAACACAGAAAAAGTCTGCCACTTCTTTTACTGTAAGAAACCTTTTCAATTTTCTGAAGTTCTGAAGTTCAGCTTCTACTAATTCTGTAGTAGGGTCATATTTGATATGTTTCTTCATAAAAAAGCCCCTTAAAGCTGAATTTTATCCAAATATAAAGCTTTTCATTTTTCGTGTAAAGACTGATTTTTTCCACTTTTATTCTTGGCTCAAATCGTTGTAATTGCTGGATTATCTCGTTTTTCATCTTTTGTTTAAAGCTTTCTGTTTGAAGATTATCAACAAAATTTGGGTCAATTCCAAAATCTCTCATAAGTGGGACAGTGCCTTTGTATGTGGAAATGATTGTTCTTATATTCTGTAAAACTTCTTCAATTTCGTTTTCTGGAAGTATTTTTATCATTTTGTCCCTCCTGCTTCTTTCAAAGAAACTTCTACTCTTGCTGCTATTATTTGTCCATTTGAGGCTGTCCTTAATATTTCTGTTTTTATTTGTTCTACAACGAATTCACCGTAATTTTCATCTCCAATGATAAGATTTTCTGCTCTTATTTCATCTCTTAATTTTTGAAGTTTTTTTATTTCTTCTGATGGACTACAAAAGGCAGAACTCAATAAAAATGAAAAGTTTATTTTTTTTGCTTCAAAACCTATAAAGTGAAGCTTGTCTTTCTGCCCAAATACAGATATTGTTGCAAATTTTGTTTTTTCTTCAATTTGAAATGTTTCTGGTGTCTTTAAAAGTTGAAAGACTACATCTCCAAAACTTCCCCACATTTTAAGCTCCTACTGTTTGATTTGGAGTTCCTGTATCTCCTCCAGAGTCACCAGGATGTGTATGGCTATTATAAACATCCCTAAGAGCTGCCAGTGAACCCTTTGTTCCTCCAAGGTCTGCTATATTTTGAGAGGCAGTAATATTTCCATTTACAAATAAATTTCCATTTATTGTTATATTACCATTGTGAGTTGTTATTGTTGTTATAGTTGTGTTATTCGCTGTTATTTCAATATCTCCATTTACAACAGCCTTAAGCTTGTGGGAACTTTTGTCATACTCTATAGTTGTCCCATCTTCAAACTTTATATGAAATTTATTTCTGTCTTTAACTGGTGGTGGGTTGTCTTTGTCAAAAAGTGTTCCAATGATAAATCCATCTGTGTTTTCTCCAACTGGCAAAAATAGAACTATTACTTTTTGATTTTCTGTAAGTGGAAAGTAAGCTTTATTATTCTGTGTAAAAGGTGTAAGAATAGGCAACTCCTTACTTAAAATTTCGTCGTGGTCTTTAAATTGGACTACTGCTGTATGCGTTTCTGGTTTGTATGTTTTTACAACAGCAACTTTTACCAGGTTTTCTAAAGTGTTTCTTGTTTGAAAGATGGTTTTTAAAATCTCGTCAAGCATAGTGATCATATTATAGGGATTTTGTTTGGATAGATGGGGATAGGTAGGGTTGTGTAGGGTTATGTGTTCTTTGGAAAGTCCCCCAAAAGGGGACTTATTTGTTAGCGTGCTTTCAATTGTGGTCTGTTTTCTATGTCTTTTCTGCGGGCAAAATAGATAAATTCATTTCTTGAGATGTATAATCTGCCTTTGTGTCTGATTGCAAATATTTTTCTTTGTTTTATCCATTTTCGGACTGCTTCTGTTGATACTCCAAAATACATTGCTACTTCGTCGGTGGTTAGCCAGTCATACTGGGATAGGTATTCTTCTGGTGGGATTGGGAGCTTGAGAGGTTTTTCTTTCATTGCCTTTAAGAGTTTATTCATCATTTTAACGGCTTTGACTTGGTCGTATTTTGAAACTCTGTCTACAAAATTTGTGATGTTCTCTATTATTTTTGCTCTGGTAGGGGTTATTTTGACATTGCCATAGTAGATGTATTCGGGGAGATTTTTGGTAGAATAATTGTTGTTCCAGTAGTCATTAATGACTTTGGTTGTTTGAATTTGGAATTTTACAAGCTTTTCTCTTAGCTCGGGTTTAGTTCTGCTGGGGTGGAGTGAATACAGGAAAGCTGGTAGGTGGTAGAGGTTTATCATTATAGCTTCCTGTGTTCCTCCCCTCGTTTCTAAAGGTATCGTCTTAAAGGAGATACCTTTTTCTTCTTTTAATCTTTTTAATTTTTTCCATTGACCTTTCCAAGATAAGCCTAATCCCTCTACTATTGGCTTTAATGCTACATAAACATCTCCAGTCTTTTCATCTTTTACCGAAACCAAATTAACCCCTTCAAATGGAATTACTGCTGTTTGCATGATTATGCTACCTCCTTTATAGATTGGTTTTCAAAAATTAAAATTTCTGTGTATTTTTCATAAATGTCTTCAAGGGTTCTAAAGTGCTGGGTTAGTAAATCCATTATTCTGGCTGGTTCTAATGGGTCTTTTATATCTTCAAGTGTTTTTAGGGCTGTTTTGCAGATTGTTTCAATACTTTCAAGCTCTTTTTCAAACATTCCATAAAGTTTAACTCTTTCAAAGAATGTTTCTTCTAACTGTCCTTCAAATACAAGTTCAATACACTTAACCTCTGCTGGGTTAATGTATTGAAGTAGTTCTTCAACTGTGCCTTCCTTAAGCTCAAGGAAGGTCTGACGGTCGTCTTTAAAGGTGATTTTGTAGAGTTTCATTTTGATACCTCCTGTAGTTAGTTTTAGTATTACTAAAACTAATATTAATAGTAAACTTGAAAATTGTCAACCCTTAT